TATAGATGGAACTAGCGGAACATCTGGTTCATCTGGAACTTCTGGATCTGGTGGTTCTTCAGGCACTTCAGGATCTTCTGGAACATCAGGTTCTGGAGGTTCCTCTGGCACAAGCGGAACTTCTGGTACAAGTGGCGCTTCTGGGACTTCAGGATCTTCTGGAACTAGTGGATCAGGAGGCTCCTCTGGAACCTCTGGTACAAGCGGCACTTCTGGTATAGATGGAACTAGCGGAACATCTGGTTCATCTGGAACTTCTGGATCTGGTGGTTCTTCAGGCACTTCAGGATCTTCTGGAACATCAGGTTCTGGAGGTTCCTCTGGCACAAGCGGAACTTCTGGTGCAAGTGGCACTTCTGGGACTTCAGGATCTTCTGGAACTAGTGGATCAGGAGGCTCCTCTGGAACCTCTGGCTCAAGCGGAAGCTCAGGAAGCTCTGGGACTTCTGGCTCTGGTGGCTCATCTGGAACCAGTGGATCTAGTGGAACAAGTGGTTCTTCTGGAACTAGCGGGACATCGGGTACTAGTGGAACATCTGGAATAGATGGAACTAGCGGAACATCTGGCTCTTCTGGAACATCAGGTTCTGGAGGAAGTTCTGGAACTAGCGGGACATCTGGTTCATCTGGAACCTCTGGGTCTTCTGGAACTAGTGGGTCAGGAGGCTCCTCTGGAACTTCTGGCTCAAGCGGAAGCTCAGGAAGCTCTGGGACTTCTGGTTCTGGCGGATCATCAGGAACATCTGGTTCAAGCGGCACTTCTGGCACAAGCGGAAGCTCTGGATCTAGTGGAGATAAATATAGAGCAACTTCAGAAACTTCATTTACTTTAGGAAATGCTGGTACTTTAAATATTGGACCTAATTATGGTTATAGCGTTGCTCAATCTATTATTGTTGTATATAATGGATCTAATTTCCAAGAGTGCGAAGTTATCTCTTATAATGCTGCAACTGGAGATTTATCTTTTGGCGCACCAATAAGAACTGTAGGATCTGGAACTTATTCTAGCTGGTTAATAAACTTAGACGGCGCAAGCGGTGGCGATGGATCTTCTGGCACCAGCGGAAGCTCTGGGTCTTCTGGAACTTCGGGGTCTGGCGGTTCATCTGGTACATCTGGAACATCAGGAAGCTCTGGTACATCTGGCTCTGGGGGTTCTTCTGGAACAAGCGGAACATCAGGAACTTCAGGGTCTGGTGGGTCATCAGGCTCTTCTGGTTCTAGTGGAACATCAGGGTCAGGAGGTTCTTCTGGAACTAGCGGATCATCTGGTACATCTGGATCAGGTGGTTCATCTGGAACTAGTGGATCTTCAGGGACTTCTGGTTCATCTGGATCTAGCGGGTCTTCTGGATCAAGCGGCATAGATGGCGTATCAGGAGGCGCTGTCTATTACTTTAATGAATCTGTAACACAAACGCCATACAAGGAATTTTCTATAACTCCAAGCGCAGCAGCAGAACAAAGTGTATCTGCTACGATTGCAAGTGGCGTCACAGCAACTATTCAATCATATTTAACAGCTACAAATCTACCCAATGTAACAGCAATACCAGCGGGTATTTGGGCATTTTTCTTACATGCATATAAACAAGATGCTAACGCTTCATTTAATATATTTTGTGAAGTTTATAAAAGATCTTCTGGGGGAGTTGAAACTTTATTATTTACAACAGATCCTGTTGCGGTAACAAGTGATTCTCCCACACCATCAATGGTGAACTCCGATACATATCAATCGGGTTATTCATTAAATTTAACAGACAAAATACTTGTTAAAGTTCGTGCAACAAATACAGACAATCAATCAAATAGTATAACATTTGTAACAGAAGGTACAACACACTATTCATTTGCGCAGACAACATTGGGAATAGTCAGTGGAACAAGTGGTTCAAGTGGAACATCTGGGTCTTCTGGCACTTCAGGAAGCAGTGGATCTTCTGGGACTTCAGGTTCCGGTGGGTCATCAGGAACTTCTGGATCAAGTGGGACTTCTGGATCTGGAGGTTCTTCTGGAACAAGCGGAACATCAGGAACTTCAGGGTCTGGTGGGTCATCAGGCTCTTCTGGTTCTAGTGGAACATCAGGGTCAGGAGGTTCTTCTGGAACTAGCGGATCATCTGGCACATCTGGATCAGGTGGTTCATCTGGAACTAGTGGATCTTCAGGGACTTCTGGCTCTGCTGGAAGCTCTGGCACTTCTGGTTCTGCGGGAACTTCTGGATCTGGAGGTTCTTCTGGAACAAGCGGAACATCAGGAACTTCAGGGTCTGGTGGGTCATCAGGCTCTTCTGGTTCTAGTGGAACATCAGGGTCAGGAGGTTCTTCTGGAACTAGCGGATCATCTGGCACATCTGGATCAGGTGGTTCATCTGGAACTAGTGGATCTTCAGGGACTTCTGGCTCTGCTGGAAGCTCTGGCACTTCTGGTTCTGCGGGAACTTCTGGCAGCTCAGGTTCTACTGGAGGAACAGGAGGAACTGGTGGCACAGGTGGAATAGGCTCTACAGGATCTCAAGGAGGCACTGGTGGCACTGGCGGAACAGGTGGAACTGGTGCTAGAGGAGCTTCAGATTGGACTCCTGTTTTCGGAGGAAATACAGCTTACGGAGCAGATAGCAGCACTTTCATAAAATCTTCTGGAACTAATGCTTGGGATTCTCAAGTTTATTCTACTCAAGGATATGTAAGAGGTGTTTATTGCACAGCTAAAGCCACAAGCACTTCATCTATAGTAATGTTCGGCTTGAACTCTGATCCTACTGGTGACGCTTCTTACACTTCGTTGGATTATGCTTGGTACATGGACACTGGAGGTCTTTCTATATACGAAAGCAATTCTCCAGTAGTCACTGGAATGACTTTCACAACAAGCACAGTATTAGCTATTACCTATGACGGAGCAAACGTAAGATACTGGAGAGACGGAGTAATACAAAGAACTGTAGCTAGAGGTCTTGGGAATGCTCTTTATTTTGATACTAGCTTTTATTCTGCAAATTCTCAAGGAATAACAAATGTAGGTTATGGCCCAATGGGTGAAGCTGGAAGCAGTGGACCATCTGGTTCTTCTGGAAGCTCGGGGACTAGCGGCTCTTCTGGTTCGTCTGGAACTAGCGGAAGCGCAGGATCTTCTGGAACAAGTGGGTCGTCTGGTTCTTCTGGAACATCTGGAGGGACAGGCGGGACTGGAGGAACTGGCGGCACTGGGGGAATAGGTTCAACTGGATCTATTGGTTCCACTGGTTCTCAAGGAGGCACTGGTGGAACAGGAGGAACAGGAGGAACAGGAGGAACTGGTGGGATTGGTTCTACAGGATCTATAGGTTCTAACGGCGTAAGCGCTTCTACTACAAACACAGCAATATTTAGTATGCCAGCGGTTTCTTCAACTGTTGTTGTAAGTGTTGTAAATACTAGTTGGATGGCAGTAGGAGAAGTTGTTTATTTTGAAACTGCTGGATATTTTTCTGTAAATGCTATCGGCAGCGCCACTTCAGTTACTTTAACTAATCTTGGATATGCAGGAAACGCTTCTCAAGGAGCAGTAATTAGTTCTGTCAGAAAAATAACTCCGGGTGGTTTAATTGGTGTTACTGGATCGATTGGATCTCAAGGAGGTACAGGTGGTACAGGAGGAACGGGTGGAACTGGTGGAATCGGTTCTACAGGTTCTACAGGATCTACTGGAGCCACAGGCGGCACTGGTGGAACTGGCGGTACTGGTGGAACTGGAGGACTAGGAAGCACTGGCGCTACTGGAAATCCATTTGGAGGAGGAACATTTACTGGAGATGTTACTTTCCAAGGTCTAGCTACTACACAAAAAGGCATTTCAGATATAACAGGAACTAATGCTGGAATAGTCCCTTTGAGACTTACTCATCCTGGCGGCGCAGCTTATGCAACAAATACATCGACAGTAACTGGAGCCTTAAAAATAAGACTTCCTTTAGCAGCTTATCGTTCATCTACAATGATGAGAATGACTGTAAAAATTTATCTTTATAGTGGTAATACTACAGGAAATTCAAGAACAATAGATCTTGGAGGATATAACTATAATTTAGGTGGCTGGTATAATTTTTTCGCTTATCAAAATTCAATGAATGGTGTATCTGCATTGAATGTAAGATTTGGCCTTGAAGGTGGATATAACGTTATTTGGATTGGAGAAACGAATACTGTTTGGGATTATCCACAAGTTTTTATAGAAGATTTTCAGGCAGGCTATAGCGCTACTGATCAAGGTAGATGGGCCAGCGGTTGGGATATTAGTTTTGCAACGGCTTTTGGTACTGTTGAAAATGGCCCAATTAGCGCTGCATTATCAATAGGTTCTACTGGGTCAACTGGATCTCAAGGAGGCACTGGTGGTACAGGAGGAACGGGTGGAACAGGAGGAACGGGTGGAACAGGAGGAATAGGCTCAACCGGCTCTACAGGTTCTCAAGGCGGCACTGGTGGAACAGGAGGCACTGGTGGAACAGGAGGCACTGGTGGAACAGGAGGCACTGGTGGAACAGGAGGTGCAGGCGCCACTGGCGGCACAGGAGCCAGAGGAGCGTCAAATTGGACGCCTGTTTTTGGAGGCGGAACAACTTATGGATCTGACAGCTCGACATTCATAAAAACTACTGGAAACAATAGCGTTTGGGATGGTCAAGTTTATTCGTCTCAAGGGTATGTTAGGGGCGTTTATTGTTCAGCTAAAGCAACAGGATTTGTAGATGCAAGATTTGGATTAAATAGTGATCCAACTTTAAATGCCAGCTTTACTAGTATAGATTATTGTTGGTCTTTTTCTGCTGGATCAGGCACTGTAGAAATTTTTGAAAATGGAACTTCAGCAGGAACTTTTGGAGCATATACTGCAAATAGCACAGAACTAGGGATAACATATGATGGATACAATGTTAGATATTGGAAAGATGGAGTAGTACAGAGAACTGTAGCAAGAGCAATAGGAAATGCTTTATATTTTGACTCAAGTTTTTGGGCGACAGATGCTAAAGGTATAACTAATGTTGCTTTTGCTCCGATGGGAGAAACAGGAAGCGCTGGATCAAATGGTTCTAACGGCTCTAATGGATCACTTGGGTCCACCGGATCTCAAGGCGGCACTGGAGGAACTGGCGGCACTGGCGGCACTGGCGGCACAGGCGGAATAGGTTCTACTGGCTCTCAAGGTGGCACTGGTGGCACTGGTGGTATAGGCTCTACTGGATCTCAAGGAGGAACAGGTGGCACTGGCGGAACAGGAGGAACGGGTGGAATAGGTTCAACTGGATCTACAGGTTCTCAAGGCGGCACTGGTGGAACAGGAGGCACTGGTGGAACAGGAGGCACTGGAGGAATAGGCTCTACTGGATCTCAAGGAGGAACAGGTGGCACTGGCGGAACAGGCGGAACAGGCGGAACTGGTGGAATTGGTTCTACAGGATCTATAGGCTCTACTGGGTCTGCTGGCCGAAACGCGTTTACTACAACTACGGCGGCATTTACCATGCCAGCGGTTTCCTCAACTGTTGTAGTGAGCGTAGGAAATACTGACTGGATGCAAGTAAGTCAAATTATATATATAGAAAACGCTGGATACTTTTCTATTAATTCTTGGAGCAGCACTACTTCAGTTACTTTAACGAATGTCGGATACACAGGTAACGCCGCACCAAGTACAGTTATATCTACTGGTAGAAGAGTAGGTCCAGCAGGTCTCATTGGAGTGACTGGGTCTCAAGGAGGAACAGGCGGCACAGGCGGCACAGGCGGCACAGGCGGGACTGGTGGAATCGGTTCTACAGGATCTACTGGATCCACAGGCGGCACTGGTGGTACAGGAGGAACGGGTGGAACAGGAGGTACTGGAGGTACTGGAGGTACTGGCGCTGGCGGGGCAACAATAAATAATAATACTAATGATTATATATTAACTGCAACTGGATCACCAAGCTCAATCCAAGCAGAAAGTGGCGCAAGATATGATGGAACAAGGCTTACTCTTGTTGGGGGGACTTTAAGCACGACGCAATATACAGCAAGCGTACTTAGTTCAACAAGCTCTACTGTTACTATAAATTTAGCTACTGGAAATACATTAGTATTAACATTAAATACTAGTAGCACTGCGACTCTAGCTTATAGTAATAGAGTTACTTCTGGTTATGTAGACTCTGTGATATTAGTAGTAAAATATGCAGGAACATCAAATACTATAAATTGGACAAGCGTTCTTTGGCCCGGAGGAATAAATCCGACGCTAACAAATACTTCTGGAAGAGCTGATGTGTTTACATTAACATCTTATCAAGGAGGCGCTGCTACTCCTGTTTGGATAGGAACAGTAGTTTCTCAAAATATTGATTCTTCAAATTTATGATATTCGCCCCTGTATTAAGATCTAATCCATTTCAATTGCCTTATATTAATCCTAATTTTGGCACAAGCGGATCAAGCGGATCAAGCGGAACAGGCGGGACAGGGGGAACGGGAGGAACTGGCGGGGGATCTGCTGTTAACTTCACTCAAATAAGATTCGAGGGTGGATCTTCCACAAGCGGAACCGTGGGAGCAAGTAATTGTATTTACGAAATCTATTTGTTTGTAAATGGGCAAGTAGAGTTGAGGCTGGGTAACTGGGCAAATACTGGAGGAGTTTCTGGGCATTATACGTCTGGGGGAACGGGAACGGCTTTTTCGCCTGTTGCAAACACTACTTATGTTTGGGGCGCGTCAGGAGTGACTACTACATTTTATTCTTCTTATCAATATATAAATGGAGCATTAAGCGCTTCTGGATCAACAGCTCCATCGTTGGGGGCCTCTTCTACAGGAACTTGGCCTCCAAGCGGTTGGACAAGTTTACAAAATGGAAGCGTAGACGACAGCTTTGTAAATGTTCCAATAACTTCAACTACTTTTTTCGGCACAGCTAGAACAATTGCGTATGTTGGAAGTAACTGCTATATAACATTCGGAAATGGTTCTGCTAACTATGCTAGTTTAAGTACTACAAATCCAAATTTTGATAAATTCATGTTTAACGCAGCAGATAGAAGCTATCAAAGAGTAGCATACAGAACAGGATCTAAATAATATGCCAGCACCAACAATAAGACACGATTTTACGCAAGGTTATGGCGGAAGCGCTATAACTAATGGAAACACCATACCAGATTTGAGTGGTAATGGGAATACTGGAATAATCAACAATATGAACGCCAATTCAAATTGGTTGGGAAGTTTTAGAGGCGGAATGCTGGACCTAAATAACACAACAAATACCAGCGGCAAAACAATACAGTGCGCCAACATTACTCACCAAAATGATTACTCTATTCATATAGGAATTCAAACTGGTCCTAGTGGAGCAATGGTTGGGTTTCCTTGTATTATATGCGGAGCTTACAATGGCACTGGAAATGATTGGTGGATTGGGTGGAATACCTCTGGTGACGCTATGAGATATTCAAGAAACGGAGTTGCAGCCATATCAGCTTCTTCATATGGTAATATAGCAAATACTTTTTATATGGTTGCAGTAACTAATGATTTTACCGGCGGTGGCGCAGGATCAATATTTAAAATTTATAGAGCAAATGGAACAGATGGGGGAACAGCAACTGGAGGCCCATATGCAGCCTCAACAGCGGGAAGAGTGGGAATCTGCAAATATGGAGGATTCACGGATAACTATCAATCAGCAATTCGTTTAGGTCATTTTATGTTTTGGAATGGATCTAGATTAACAGCAGCAGAACACGATGATATAGCAAGAAGATATTATTTAAAATACAACTTTACAGCTTTAGTTTAAATTATGAACCAATATTATTACATGAAATGGGACGACGCATCACAGTCGTATACAATACAATATGGACCTGCTTTTCTACCAGAAAATTTTGGTATAACTTCTGGATTTAATAATATAGAAATAAGTGATCCTGGATTGTTATTAGATTTGAGTTGGACTGGAATGAGCGGATATGCTTTTTGGAAATTTATAGATTCAATTAAGCCAATTTGCGGAGTCAATCAGAAAATAAAATCTCAAATTTCATTAGATCAAACACACAAAGTAGTAAACATACAATATTTTCTAGCTGATTTGGATGAGACGGATATAGAAACACTAGATAAAATTTTTATTGCAAACGTTACTCCAATAAGAGACCAGTATTTGAAAATGACTGATTTCACTCAAATACCTGATGTGCCAATTTCTCAAGACGCAAGAACAGATTTTGCTGTATTTAGACAACAGTTAAGAGATTTGTTTAATGTAGAAGATCTTTCTACAGTAACTTGGCCAATTATTCCTACGTCTGCGCCGAATATTTCTATACCGCCTTTTCCTCATATGCCAAAATATAACCCAGATCAGACTATTTTTGTGTAATTATAACATATGAAGGTTGTTGACATAGCTCAAGAAATATATTTTGATTTAAATAGCCCAAGCGATTTAAGTATCGCGGCTATAGCTTTTTGGGTTAGAGCGAATGTCGGGGCGCTTAATAGTTATCTTTTTTCTAATTTTGTAGTTGATGAAACAACCTATGAGATAGTTGACGCAGACAACACAACAGTTCAAATAGATATTAATGCTGTAGCAATCCTAAAAAAGATGTACATAATACACAGATATGCTGTAATCATTAGATCTAAATTGACTTCTACAGATTCCGATGATGTTATAGAAGTAACTCACAATGACACAAAGGTCAGAAAACTAGATAAAAATCAACTGATAAAAACAGTAAGCGCCGAAAAGAAACAAGAGGAAGAATCCCTAAAGTTGCTAATCAGCGCCTACAGAGGCAAAAAGTTTGTTCCCGGCCAAGTTGTTGGAGACGATATTGTTGCTGGAGCTTTTCCAGACAATTATCCATACATCAGATCAGGAAGAACTTATGGCTATACTGCTTATTAATATTCTGCGTTGTCTTCTAGAATTTTAGAGATTTGATTTATCTCAAATTTAATCTTTTGCTTCAAAGACTTAAGCTCTGCAACGACATCTAGTGTTTGCTTTTTTGTTTTGCAAGATCGCAACTTCTCCAAGAGTCTTTCGGCCTCCGCCTCATAGAACTCGGAGGTTTTAATAAGCATATCTAAATTGTCCATAAAAAAAGGGGGAGCTTTCGCTCCCCCAGTTGTTTTAGCGACTACGGCGAGTTGCTCGCTTGGTCAAGCTTTGAGGATCTGACGCAGCAGAAAAGCCGAATGCGTTACGAGGCATACGCTTAGCATCGGTTCGATGCTGATTGATCTTAACAACCTTCTGAACATCAGTTACCGCAAATGTTCCTGCGGCAGACTCTGTAACCGTAATAGTGTACTTATTCATAGCAACTATATTGTTGCGGCGATATAAAAAAAGTCAAATTATTTTATTGGAATAACATTAACTTTTTCTTGTTCTTTTTTAGGAACGATTATCTTTAGAACACCATCTTCAAGATGAGCAATAGATTCAGAAACGACAGCAGAGTTTGGCAGCTTGTATTCTGCTGAGAATGGGGTTCTCTTGTTTCCTTGTTTTGGAGAAATGGTGACGCAAACAACATTTCCTTTAGAAGTAACAGTTATTTCATTCTTTGAAAAGCCCGGAGTGTCAAGCTCTAATTTGAACGCCTCTTCTGTTTCTTTCCACAAGTCTAATGTTAGGTAGCTGTTGAGTTCTTTAGCCAATTGAGTTGATGATTTAAGTGTGTAATACATAGGTGTCTCATTTAAGCAGAGGCCGTGCCACTATATTTTCTTTAGTTTTTCTATGTTTTTACGAATCTTTTGAGACTTGCTGAGACGCTTTGTCTCTTTAGGTGGGTCAAGAAGGAACGAGTCTCTGATAAGAATAAATAATTCAACAACTGATTCTCTTGAGAAGTGGCTGTTTTCAGGAGCGACAGGAGAAGTGTCTTGCCATTCAATAACAAAATCAGCAAGAGCTTCTAGCTTTGGGGTGTGTGTCGCCTCTTCATTATTAACTGGAATAGAATAAGATTTCTTGAAAGCAAAAGCTTCTTCTAGTTGATACTTCTTGACATGAATTAAGATGCCTTTATTTTTTTTAATCCAAGCAACCTCGTCGTGTTCATATTGAGCGTGACGAACATCTGGGATGCAAATTATTCTATCGGACTCAATTTTTGGTAGACTAGAAATTTTTTTAGCTAGTTTTCCAATCCAATGAGTTCCTTTAGATTCTTCACGTTTTACTTTAGCATAAAAAACTAAGAAATCTCTAATAAGAGCCTTCTCTTCTCTTGAGCATAGTATTGGATTTATATTATACATAGACTTTAAGGCTTCGCGGCACTCCTCCTTCAATTCGTCGGCCAAAGCCATGCGCTCAAATGCATATCCAGAGCCTTCAAATAAAACTCTTAGCATATTGCACAAAGAGTCTTTGCCGTCTCCTGCTAGTCCTGATATTCCTATTATTTTGTTCATTTTAAAAATACGCTCCAATCAACATGGTTTTTGAAATCAATCGCATCACTTGCTAATCTTGGGGCCATTGGCTTTGGCTTTCTAATAAGTTTTAGCCCAGCTTCTTCTGGCGTTTTGCTTCCCTTTTTAGAATTTATATCTTTGTGGCAAAGAACCATATTCTCCCAAGTGTTTGGGCCTCCTCTTGATTTTGGAAAAGGATGGTCTATATTTGCTTCTTCTGGTTTTAATTTTTTACCACTGTATTGACAAATACCTTGATCTCTAAGCCAAATATTGTTTCTAGTAGGACGAAATGTTTTTACGGGTACTTCAGAGTATTTAGACGAAGCAATGATAGTCGGTACTCTTATAGACATCTTGCTTGTGCGAATTTCTAAGTCGCACTCTCTGACAGGAAGAGTTAGCCACTCGTCCCATTTGACGGCTTGAATATCTTCTATATCAGAAAAATTTAAAGATCCATCTTCATTTTTCTTATAGATGACATTTAATGCCACACAATTGGGATGCACCAATTCACTGAAAGCATCTCTTACAGATTTAACCCCAATTGGTTGCCACCTTTTGTTGAGGCACAAGCAAATAATTTTATCCTCTATGCCCATGACCTATAAAATATAGAAATTTTTTCTATTAAGTCAAGGTTTTTCTAGATTTTTTTAAAGTTACGATTAAGATAAAAACGATGAAGAAGACATCTAAGACTAAGGCTTATGCAAAGAAGAATTCAACCGCAAAGAAGGCCGTTAAGAAGGCCGCTATTTCAGGAGGCACTGGAGGCACTGGCAGCATTGGCAACATTGGAAACTTGGGCAAGCCAGCCACAAAGAGCCCTACTACCGCTGGAAAGTCTGGTAGCTCAGGTAGCCTAGGAAATGTGGGAAATATTGGCAAGCAAGCGCCGCCGCCTCCAAACAAGAAGAAGTAAAACAACACGGCGCGGCCAAAACCGCGCCTTTTTTATTAATAAATTATGAAACTCTCGTCGGAGGAGTCTTCCCAATCTAGAGACTCAGACGCCTTCGCTTTCCTTTTGAATTGGCTATAGCAAACAGCGGCTCTTTGTTTTTGTTGTGGGAAATCCTTGTTCATGGTAGGATCACCCATACATTTTGATACAAATTCGCTTTGCTTTTCGTTTTTTCTAGGCTTTGGAAGTGGCATATAACAAACATTACACTTAATTTAGAGACCTAATATCAAAAATATCAACAGCCACTAAAGTATTGCCATTAGAAACTAAGAACGTGTCTTCATCTTTAACAGCAGAAACTTCTCCTACCCATTCGCCATCTGGGTCTAAAACGCGAACAGTCTTTCCTACAAGTCTTGAGTTAATGTCAAGTTTTGTTTCTTTCATTTGATTTTTATTTTTTTATCTATATTGGGAAATGAAATGTAAATATCTGAGTAAGCTGAATTAGGATCTAGAATAACTCCTAGAACTTTCAAAGCATCTTCTGAAAAAGAACTTGCTCTTTCTAAATATTTTTGCTCATAAGATTCTACGCTTGGTTTATTTGAGCAATTACAATTAGACAATCCATCTAAGCAAAAAGACAAACAGTCAACTAACTCTTTTGATTTGGCCACTTCTGTCGGGCTTGATGAAATAGCTCTACAAAATTCTATAAGTCCTTTAATTTCTAGCTCCATAGTCAAACATAATGTCTATCATCTTATATAATATTACATACACAAAATAAACAAAAAGGACAAATTGAATTTTTGATGCAATTAAACACATCCAAAATCCCAAACAATAAGGGCAGCTTAACAGCTTAATAAAAAAGTTATCGCTATTATAGCTTAAAAAATCAAGATAATTTGACTTTTTATTGCTTTGGATCTTGAAGCACTTATACTCTATAAGCTTTGAAAATGAAATAAGACGGAAAATCTTGCCATATTCGACAAGAAATTCCGTTTTATACAACAAAAATGATAAAGCCGCGCAAGATGCGGCTTGTATAAAATTAGCCTGTATGTCCATATCCGCCTTCTCCGCGCTTGGTTGCAGGAAGAGTTTGGGTGTTTACGAAGTTGACAGAGGCGCAAGGCTCAATGATTATTTGAGCAATTTTATCTCCAACCTTCACTTCGAAGTCTATATTTGCATCAGTATTGTACAAAATTACACCTATGTCTCCACGGTAATCAGAATCAATTACTCCAGCGAGTACATCAATGCCATTCTTATAAGCCAAGCCGGACCTTGGAGCGATTCTTCCATAGTAGTTCATTGGAATGGCCAAGCTCACATTGGTTTTAATAAGCTTTCTTCCAAGTCTTGGGACAACAACAGCTTCTGCTGCATATAAATCATAACCAGCCGAAAATTGAGTTCCTTGAGTCGGAGTTTTGGCCAAATCGCTAAGCAACTTGATGTGTATATCCATGCCAGTATTATTGGGGCACTATAAAAAAAGTCAACATAAAGTTTGATTTTTATTGATCCTTTACCATATTAAGGTATGAACATTATTGAATGTTATCAGCTCCTCAACGAATACTTCAACAATCATACCTGTTTTAATGTAAAGAAGAATAGAAAAGAAGTTATTCTTGTCTCGGACGACGAGGACTCTGAAAACGCTGCTCTTATTTGTGCGTTGAAAGAAATGGAAAAGGCAAACGTGCTTCGTTCTTGCTCTTTGAATGGTGAAGACTACTGGGTCTTGGTAAAACCTCTTGAGTCATTTTCTCAAACAATCGAAGTTAGCGGTTTGGTTGCTGCTGGAATCGCATCCGTAATAAATGATATGTGCCAAGCTCTTGGAAGCGATTCTGAAAAATGTGATGTTCTTAATATTTCTGAGAAAGATTTAAAGAATCTTATTTATATCGCATCCAAGGCTTCTCCAGATTCCTTGAAGAAATGATTTGACTTTTCGGAAAAAGCACCTAAAACTGTGTGCAGTCTGTTGTGCAGAGGTAGCCGAGCGAAACCACGCTCACTTAAGGATAGACTCCTTATTTTAAAAATCTTAATTGATCAACAAGCCCGTCAAAAGACAATAGGAAATTGGAAGAAATTCCAGCGTGTGTTCGGGAGAGGCCGCGCCGTAAATGAGTCCTATTTAAAACTGCTAGAAACTTCGTTCCTCTCAAAGGAAAAGGCGATGGTAGCGTCTGAAAAAAAGTCACTGCGTAAACAACAGGCTGAAATAGCCAAAGGTAGTCGATAGCTAAACGGACTTACTAAAGCCGGAGATGCGATGACTGATTCGGGTACTTTTGGGGTGAATAATACTTAGATATAAGAGTCTAAGTTGACCTGCTATTGCTTCGTAGCCAACTCAAGGAAAAGCTATAAGGCGATGGTAGAAAGGAAAGTCTCTGTGGAAACACAGAGCATCAAGGATAAAGTTTATGACAAAATTAAAATCTATACAAGATTCTGATATTTCTTTAGTCAAGAAGATTAAAGAGTTTAACTGCAACGACAGTTTCGAAAAATTATCTAGTTCTTATGATAATTTTTATTTTTCAATAGCCAGAAGATATTCTCAGGCTTTGACTAAAATGGGGATGAGCAAAGAAGAGATTAAGTCTGAAAAAGACTTTGTCCTTTATAAAGCAATTCAGTCTTTCGATGCGAAGCAGAAAACGAAGTTTTCAACTTGGTTCTGTAATTGCGCTAGGTATCATTTCCTGAATTATATAAATTCTAACAAGAAGTATGTTTTAAATGAAGGATTTGGAATAGATACTTTTGTTAACAAGGATATTTTATCTACTACTGATAAAAACACAGAAATGTATGACTATCTTTCTTCTCTCCTGTCTTCTTTCAAGGATCAGAGAATAAATGAAGTTTATAGGCTTAGATACTTTTCTAACTCATCTAAGTTAACTACTTGGAATAAAATCGCAAAGAAACTCAACATCAGCACTCAAACAGCCATTAATCTTCATGAAAAAGCAAGGTCTTTCTTGAAAAATAAAATTGTAAGTAAAAATTCTTTCGATTTAGTTTGACATTTTGTTTTTAGAGACGATAATGAGTCGGCATGAATGCTACTAAGACTGAAAATAAGTGGGACAACCGCGAACTGGGTGCCTTGTGGATGAAAGTCAGCAAGGACAAATCACAGAAGTATATGACTGGTCATATTAATTCCTCTCTTGAGGGAAAGATTGATATTGTTATCTTCTCAAACAAGGAGAAGAAGTCTGACAAGTCTCCGGACTTTCGGATTTACGCTTCTGATCGTGCTGAAAACAAGCAAAAGGAATTGGCTGGCACAGCCGCTCCAGTGTCATCTAAAAAGACGCAATCAACGTCTGAGGACGATGATGGGGTTCTATAATAAAAAGTAGAAAATCTTTTTCACCTACCTATAACAATAGGTAGGTTTTTTTATGCACTTTGCTGTTCAAGTTCCTCTAAATTCTTTAAGTTTTGGGCAAGTAAGTTTTAACTTGCTATATGAGTTCTTTAAAATGGGACTCAATCCTTCTATATTTAAAGCTTCTGAACATCAGATAGATTTTTCTGCTTATGACTTTGAGCAAGAATTTGTAGATTGGATTATTAGAAATCATAACGATGCTTTTTTAAAGCACAATAGAAATATTCCTATTATTAGAGTTTGGCACATTAATGATTCAATTAGATCGTATTCTAACAAGCAAGTGCTTTTGACATTCCATGAAACTGATCAACTTACTCCAATTGAATCAAATATTTTAAAGAGCAGCGATGTTTGTGTGACTTCTCAATACACTAAAGATGTTTTCGCAAATTCTGGAATTCAATCAACTGTGGTTCCACTAGGATTTGATTCTAAGCACTTCAAAATAACAAATAAAAAGTATTTTGATGATGGTAGAATTACTTTCAATGTATGTGGTAAATTCGAAAAGAGAAAACACCATGCAAAAATAATCAAAGCTTGGATTAAAAAGTTTGGAAAGGACAAGAGGTATTCTTTGCAGTGCGCAATTAATAACGCTTTTTATCAAGATCCAGCAGAGCTAAAGTCTATATATTCTAATATACTAGATGGAAAGCCTATATTTAATGTGACGTTTTTATCTACAATGCCTAAAAATGCCACATATAATGACTTTCTTAATTCTGCTGATATTATTTTAGCTATGTCTGGCGCGGAAGGCTGGGGTTTGCCGGAATTCCAATCTGTCGGCCTTGGTAAACACGCTGTTGTTTTAAATGCCACTTCTTACAAAGAGTGGGCGAACGAAAGCAATGCCATTTTGGTCCAACCAAGATCAAAGATCGAAGTTTACGATGGCAAGTTTTTCTCTAAGGGAACCCCATTTAATCAAGGCAATATTTTTGATTTTTCTGAAGACGAATTTATTGCTGGCTGCGAAGAGGCAATCAGAAGAGTCGAGAAAGACAGAATCAACCATCAAGGACTAAAAATACAAGAACAATTCAAGTATTCCACTACAGCAAACAAGCTGCTATCTTTAATTTAATATGCCAATTTATCTTTTTAAGAACCCTAAGACAGGTAAGATTATTTCTGTGTTTCAGGGCATGAACGACGATCACACCTATTCCGAGGAAGGAATTAAGTATGAAAGAGTTTTTACTATACCTAATGCTCAAATAGACACAGAATTTGATTTAGACTCATCGTCAAAATTTGTAGAAAAGACAGGTAAGATGAAAGGCACTCTTGGAGAAATCTGGGATTATTCTCAAGAGCTTAGTGACAAAAGAGCCGCAAAACACGATGGAGTTGATCCGTTGCGTCAAAAAGCTGAAGAGAAATACTCCAAGAAAAGAAGAGGTATGAAATATAAGAGCAAGGTAAATCCTTCAGAAGTTCCTAACATTCAACTTGACTAATTCCATTTTCCTCTAATACTGTGTAAACCATCTTACCTCTTTTTACCTATGAGCATACTATCTAAAGAATTCATTTCCAAATATAAAAATAAACAACCAAACTGGGGCTTCAATGGTTTGGGTTATATAGTCTACAAGAGAACCTACGCCAGACTAAAGGAGGATGGCAACACTGAAGAGTGGCATGAAACGGTAGAGCGATGCGTCAATGGCGCTCAGAAAATCGGCGCTGGATACACTGAGCAAGAAGCTGAAAGAATTTACGATTATATCTTTAACTTAAAGTGCAATCTTGCTGGCCGAATGCTTTGGCAGCTTGGCACTTCCACTGTAGACCGCTTTGGGGCTAACTCTCTTCTCAACTGCTGGGCTGTTGCAATGAGAGAGCCTAATGCATTTTTGTTTCTTTTTGAGAACTTGATGCTTGGAGGTGGAGTGGGTTATAGCATTCGCAGAGAAGATGTCCATGAGCTTCCAAAGATCAAGAAAAGTGTAAAGGTTATTCATGAAGGATCTAAAGACGCTGACTACATTGTTCCTGATAAACGCGAAGGTTGGGTTAATTTGCTTTCGAAAGTATTGGACGCTTTTTACGTTACAGGTAAATCTTTTTCTTATTCGACGATTCTCATCAGGGGATACGGCGAGCCAATCAAGGGATTTGGGGGCAAAGCTTCTGGTCCACAAGTCCTTATTGATGGAATCGATAAGATCACAAAACTCTTTCAGTCAAGAGAAGGTAAAAAACTTCGTTCAATTGATGTTCTTGACGTTTGCAACATCATTGGTAGCGTTGTTGTTGCTGGTAATGTGCGTAGAAGTGCTGAAATTGCTCTAGGCGATCCAGACGACATTCTATATCTCCGCGCTAAGAACTGGGGAACCGGAAATGTTCCAAATTGGCGAGCTATGAGCAATAATACTATTTATGCAGATAGTTATGATCATGTGCTTGACGAAATCTGGAAAAACGGCTACGAGATAAATCAAGATAGCGGCTATGCTAATGGAGAGCCTTATGGTTTCTTTAATTTGCCATTGTCTCAGAAGTTTGGCCGAATCAAGGACGGACCCATCTCAGACAACTCAATGTATCCTACTGAAGTTGATAACTGCGAGATGACAAATCCTTGCGCTGAGATTAGTCTTTCTAACTATGAGTGCTGCAATCTTTGCGAGCTTTATCTAAACAATATCACATCAAAGGAAGAGCTAATTGATTGCGCTACTCTTCTGTACAAGACTCAAAAGGCTATCGCCTCTCTCCCATTCATCCATGAAGAAACTAATAAGATTGTTCATAAGAATATGCGCCTTGGCCTTGGGGTCACTGGTGTATGCCAGTCTTTGGATAAGCTTGATTGGCTTGATGATTGCTATGTCGCTCTTCGTAATTTCGATAGGGCTTGGAGCAAGCAGCGTGGTTGGCCTGAAAGCATTAAGCTCACGACTGTCAAGCCTAGTGGTACGCTGAGTCTATTGGGTGGAGCAACCCCCGGCGTTCATCCAGCATTCAGCAAGTATTACATGCGCACTGTTCGTATGTCTAGCTCTGATGCTCTAGTGCAAATTTGCAAGGATATGGGATACCATGTAGAATTCCTTGTTAATTTCGATGGAACAGAAAATAGAGATACTGTTGTAGTTTATTTCCCTTGCCAAACTCCAGAGGGGTCAATTCTCGCAAAGGACATGGACGTTCTTAAGCAGCTAGATATGGTTAAGAAGCTCCAAACAGACTGGTCAGACAATGCGGTTTCTGTCACCGCTTACTACAAGCCAGAAGAGCTTGACTCGTTGAAGACTTGGCTAAAAGATAACTACGAACATAATGTCAAGAGCGTAAGCTTCCTTTTGTTCAAGAATCACGGCTTCAAGCAAGCTCCATATCAAGAGATTGATGAGGAGACTTATCTTTCGGCTATCGCAAAGGTTAAACCCATGTCTTCTTTGATTATCAATAGTTCAGATATGCTTGATATGGCTGAATGCTCTACAGGCGCTTGCCCGATTCGCTAATTACATAAATATTTACAAAATTGGGGCCTAATTTTATGGAATTTTCCATAGTTAGGCCCTAATACATTTTAACTATATGAAATTTTACGTCAGAGGAGGGATTGGCGATTTTTTGCAATGTTCTTGGTTTATTGCTAATAATAAAACTAAAGAGTTTATTGTCCATACACATTTTAAGCAAGCTGAATCTTTCTTTAAAAGTTTAGGCGCTGAAAATTCTTCTTTTTACTATTTTAATAATATAGAAGAGCACGATGCTCAGATTGATAAAATTATTGAGAACCATGGAGAAAACTCAACTACAAATATCAGAGAGTGTCCTAGAGCCTTTTATTCCGACATTAATTTTTCCCAAGATAGCAAAGAGAACGCAAAATCTTTTGTAGAAAAATTTCAAAACAATAATCCAATAATTGGAATTCATCCTTTTGGCAGCAACTTCTCTTCCGATACTTACTCCAAATTTAATCTTCCATCTAAATACATTCCATCCAATATAATCAATGATATAATTAGCGATGACTTTAATTATATTATTTTTGGCTCCGCGTCAGAACTTGAGAGCTATGGCGTCAAAGAGTCTAAAAATGTAGCTCATACAAATATGGATATAGAATCATGTCTAGAGCTTGTAAAATTGTGCCATAAATTTATTGGTACAGATAGCGGATTCAAGACAATGTCTAGCATGAACAGGATTCCTACGATGTGTGTGCTTGGAGATTTTACTGATGAAACAAGAGACGAGTATTTTATTAATCAATACAAAAAAGATAATGTGATTCAAGTTTTTAAATATTCTAACGTTTCAAAAGAATCTGTGAACTTAATTGACTCAATAAAAAACTTTCTTAATAATAAATGAAAATAGACGTAATCAGCTCTGTCTTTAATTGCGATAATTTTCTAGAAGGTTTTTTCATAGATATAACCAGACAAACCTTTTTTGATAATTGCAATTTAATTCTAGTAGCACCGAATCCATCAAATAAGTTAATCAAAATAACTAATTTGTACAGGTCTAGATTTTCTAATATACAACTCATTGAGCTAGATTCTGATCCTGGAATTTCTAAATGCTTGAACATAGCTCTCAAGTCTGGAAATTCTCCATATATAACTATAGCGAATACAGACGACAGGAAAAGAAGCGATTCTTTAGAAAGACATTATTTAGAGCTAGAATTGAATCCAGATATCGATTTAGTTTATGCTCCATCCTTGCTCTCTAGAAGACCCAATGAAACTTACGAATTTCATTCATGCGATTCTATTTATCCTTGCTATGAATTTACCGGTATAGATGGACTGTTAAAGCATAACTCTCCTCACAATAATCCAATGTGGAGAAGATCAATGCATGATAAAAACGGTTTATTTGACGAAGTGTTGAAATCTTGCGCTGATTCAGATATGTGGATGAGAGCCGTTTTAAATGGAAGCAAGTTCAAAATGATCCCAGAAATACTTGGTCTCTATTATTTTAATCCAGAAGGGATGTCTACTGGAAAGAAAAACGCAAAAGAAAGAATTGAAGAAGAGAGACAAAAAGACTTAAAATACATTGGATTAAAAAATGAACAGGAAAAAATTAGCTGAAAATATAATTAAAACAGCTTTTCTTAACAAAGAAGGACATATAGCAAGCGCGCTTTCTATTCTTGACGCTGTTCTTCTTTTGTATACAAAAACAATGAGCGAAAATGATCGCTTTGTGTTAAGCAAAGGCCATGGAAGCTTGGCTTTATACGCTACTCTTTTACATATTGGAAAGATCAGCGAAGAAGATTTCTTTAGCTTTTGCCAAGAAAACTCTAAGTTAGGAGGCCATCCATCTTCTAGAAAAATACCGGAAGTTGAGCTTTCTACTGGATCTCTCGGACACGGGTTGCCTTTTTCTATTGGGCTTGCTTTAGCTAAGAAAATAAAGAAAGAGCCGGGATATATTTACTGCCTCATTGGAGATGGAGAAGCCAATGAAGGAACCACTTGGGAATCTGCTCTTATGGCAAGCACTTATGGTTTGGATAATCTTATATGTTTGATGGATTTTAATAAATCAGGAGAGAGAGCCATAAAGCTAAACACTTGTGAAAATAAGTTTAATGCTTTTGGCTGGGATTCTTATTCTGTTGTAGACGGCAACGATGAAAAAGAAATAAAAAATAATATTGACAAAGCTATACAATCTAATAAATCCAAGCCTATTTTCATACAATTAAATACAATCAAAGGAAAAGGGTGCCTTCCAATGGAAAATAACCCAGAATGGCACCATAAACATCCAACTTCTGACAGCGAAACAAACGAGCTAGTAAAAACTCTCTATTAAAATGAGAAAAAATTTTTATAAATATCTAACTTCATTATTCAAAAATGATAATAGAACAGTTATTTTATTGGGTGATATAGGTGTATTTTCTTTGAAATCCGCGTTCGATCACGACTCATCCAGAGCTTATAATTTAGGAATAATGGAGCAGAGCATGATTGGCGCTGCTTGCGGTCTTTCAAAAAGCGGATTTATTCCATTCGTACATTCTATCGCTCCATTTATAACTGAAAGAAGCTACGAACAATTAAAGCTAAACTTCGGATACGAGAACGTCAATTCATTTGTTATCAGCGTTGGCAATTCATATGATTACGCGGGTCTTGGATGCACACACCATTGCCCCAATGATTTAAGAATAGTCAGTTCGATACCTAATTTTAAAACATATTGCCCAGGAAACTCTGGAGATGTTGAAGAGATCATCTCTAAAAATTTAAATGTACAATCTCCTAAGTACGTTAGATTATCTGAGGTAGAAAACAATCTAAGATCATTATCATCTTCTTACGAAGACCTTTCCGTTCTCCATAATAATCAAAATGGCATTTGTATACTAATTGGAAACTCAATTAAAGATGTAGCTAAGTTAATAAATTCTAATCCAAATTATACTATTGTTTATTCTTACAATATTTCTGAGTTCGATGTGGAAAAATTGAAATCTATAATAGAAAACAATAATATATCAAAGAAAATCACAGTAGTCGAACCATGTTCTGATTCTGGAATAATCTCTAAAATAGCTACCTCTATTAAGAATATTGATTTTATTGAGTCTATTTCTGTTCCTAAAATTTTCATAGAAAAATACGGCAAGAAAGAAAATATAGACAACTACCTAAAGTTAGACGACAAATCTATAACAGAAAAACTATCAAAAATATATGAGTGTTAATGTCAGCGCATACTTATCTTCCATCAGGCCTTATCGTTGGATGAGAATCCACGAAATGCTTTCCGAAACAGGTCTTAGTTTTGAAATGGTAATCGTTGGCCCAAACGATCCAGATTTTTCACTTCCTAAAGAAATCAAATTTTTTAAGAGCGATGTCAAGCCATCTCAATGTTTCCATGCAGCCGCTACTATGGCTGAAGGAGAAACTCTTTTGCAGATAGTAGACGATATAGAATATCAAGATGGCGGAATACGAGCAATGTTCGATTCTGTTGTTGCGACTGATAATGTTATGGCTACTTGTAAATATTTTCAGAATGGAAATTCTCAAGTTTACAATCAAAACATTTCTGGCTCTATACTTAACTTATGTTATTTGCCTCTCTTGCCAGTTTGCGGTCTTTATAGAAGAAGCGTCTATTCTGAAATCGGAGGCTTAGACAAAAGATTTAATGGCGTGATGGGCGAACTTGACTTATATATGAGAATGAGCGTTGCTGGATATGCTACAAATTTTGTAGATTTTATTTGCAATGAAAATACAGAATACCAAAAGAAAGAGTCTACAAGTTTGTGTGGTAAGTTCTGGAATGAAGATAGGCCAAAATTTATGAAGCTATGGTCTACTTCTGGTAATCTCTATCCTATCCGCAAAGACATTGTTAGAAAATACGAAAACTTAGATATTTTAACTGTCAACCAGTATCATGAATAATTCAAAATATTTTGAGAGTAAAAGGGTCTTGATAACAGGAGCGTCTGGAGTTGTCGGCTATAATCTTTGTAAGAGGCTTCTGAGCATTCCATATTGCGATGTTCATGTTAATTATTTAAATCCTCCCGGGCCTAATTTTAAAGAGCTTTTGAAAGCTTCTGCTCACCATGTATTTGATATCACAAATATTGATCAGATAGAAAAGCTTCCTCAATTTGATATTATTTTTCATTGCTCGGGATATGGTCAACCACAAAAATTTGTCAAAAATCCTAGCAAAACTTTTGCTCTTAATACTTTATCTCTGCAAAATTTACTAAAGAAAGCGACAGAGCAATTTATATTTATAAGCACTAGTGAAATATACTCTGAAAGCGAAGGTAATTCAGAATCAGATAAGATATCTATTAATCCTGATAACTCTAGAAACTGTTATATACTTAGCAAGCTATTCGGAGAGGCTTTATTAAACTTTAGTCCATCAAACATAAATCACAAATCTATTAGATTGTGTCTATGCTACGGCCCAGGATTCAAAAAGGACGACAAGCGAGTTCTTTCTGAATTTATAATTAAAGGCTCAACAAATAAAGAAATAAATCTTTTAGACGAGGGGTCTGCTTTAAGAAGTTATATTTATGTTGATGATTGCATAGATGCTATATTGAATATATCTTCTGACGGCAAACATAATCTTTATAATATAGGTGGTAAAGATTTAGTTACAATAAAAGAGCTTGCTGAGTCTATCGGCAAAATCTTAGAATGCCCTGTAAAGCTTGGCGATCAAAAAAACAAACTTGCTAACAGCCCCAACAAAGCTTGCGTAGATATTTCAAGATACGAATCTGAATTTGGAAACTTAAACAAAACAAGCCTAGAAACCGGATTAAAAAATTGCATTGAATGGTACAATAAATATGAATAAAGTTATATCTCAAGATATTCAATCTAGGTTTTCTCATAAGCTAGATCTAAGACTAATTGATAAGATCAACAGATCTGAATTGCTTTATGAAGTTTTAGATTCTGAAGAGTTTTATACTTATGTAGTTAACTATATAAATGTCTTGTCTTCAGATCTTATTAAAGCTGGAGAGTCGCGCATATCTCACTGGGAAGTCGGATGGAAGGAAAACTTAGAAGAATTCAAGAAGACGTTGAATCCAAACTCTTTGATTCCCAAGTATCACAAAAAGAACAATATAGCCAGATTAAATAAACAAATAATCAAGACGCACTCAAAAGATTTTGATTATCATTTGCATTCTTTTTTCGCCGACGCTCTATTGCTTGAGCATATCCCAAACTATAATAAGATATTTGAGCTTGGATGCGGTACTGGTTATCACCTATTTAGGTTGAATGAGTATTTACCATCTAAAGAATATTATGGAGGAGATTGGAGCACATCTTCTCAAAGCAATATTGCAGAATGCGCTCAAGCTCTAGGAATAAAAAATATACAAGGATTTAATTTCAATTATTTTTCTCCAGACTACTCTTTAGACATTAAAGACTCTTTAGTTTATACAGTTGCGTCTTTAGAGCAAATAGGCGAAAAACATGATAAAATTTTAGACTTCTTAGTGTCTAAAAAGCCAGGTTTATGCATTCATTTTGAGCCTATCCATGAAGTTCTAGACGAAAATAATTTGCTTGACTATCTTACGATTCAATATTTTAATAAGAGAAATTACTTAAAAAACTATCTTACAGCCCTTAGATCATTAGAGGCTCAACATAAAATTAGAATTATTGATGTCAGAAGACTATATTATGGTAGTAAATTTATAGAAGGCCATACTGTAATTATATGGAAACCAGTTTAAAAGATATAAAGGAGATAAAGTTCGATGCTTTTGAAGATTTTCGAGGCGAAATTTTTACCACTTATAAAGATTCTTTAGATGGCAAACATTTTAATCATGATAAAGTTTGCATAAGATATAAAGATTGCTTGGTAGGAATACATGGCGACTTTAACACATGGAAACTTGTTTCTTGCTTATACGGTAGAGTGCATGCAGTTTTTGTAGACAATAGACCTGAATCTGTTGATTATTGCAAACATAAATCAACAATTCTTAGTAATGAAAATAAAAAAGCAATTCTTTTGCCTCCCGGTATAGGCAATAGCTTTTATGTATTATCTGAGGTTTGTGTTTATGATTATAAGTTGTCTTATAATGGCGATTATACTGATTGCGACAAGCAGTTCACTTTAAAATGGAATGATCCAAAATATAATATTCATTGGCCTTCTAACAATCCAATCCTAAGCGAAAGAGATAAATAATGAACAATATTGTTATCACAGGTGTCACTGGGCAAGATGGCGCAAACATGGTGGAGTATTTGATTTCAAATACAAATTTTAATATCTATGGTGTAGTAAGAAGAGCGTCTAATCCAAACTATATTAATTGCCAAAAATTTATCAACAATCCAAGATTTAAATTTATTTATGGAGATTTATCTGACGCTGTAAGTATTGATGGAATAGTGCAATCAATTAAACCAGATTATTTTATTAATTTTGGCGCGCAAAGCTTTGTTGGATGTAGCTGGGAAATACCCCTCCAAACGTTTGACGCCAACGCCACAGGAGTAGCTCGATGCTTAGAGGCTATCAGAAGATTTCATCCTAGTTGCAGATTTTACTCTGCTGGATCTAGCGAAGAATTTGGAGACGTAGATTATTCTCCTCAAAATATACAGCATCCAATCCGCGCTCGCAGTCCGTATGGCGCATCCAAAGCCGCAGCAAGGCATTTAGTCAAAGTGTATAGAGAGTCTTACTCTTTGTACGCTGTCCACGGCATTCTTTTTAATCACGAAGGAACCAAGCGAGGAGAAGAGTTTGTTACTAGAAAAATATCAAAAGGTGTAGCAAGAATATATAACGCTATAAAAAATGACAAAGCTTTTGAGCCAATTAATTTAGGAAATCTAGACGCTAAAAGAGATTGGTCTGACTCCGAAGATTTTGTAGATGGAGTATGGAAGATGCTTAACCAAGAGACTCCAAAGGACTATGTTCTTTCTAGTAATGAAACTCATTCTATTAGAGAATTTGTAGAACTAGCATTTTTAGAAGCCGGAATCGATGGAGTTTGGCATGGCTCAGGAATTAATGAAGAGTATACTGTTTCTACAAAATATGCTATTTCAAAAGAGCCAATGTCCTCTACTTTGGTTAAGGTAAATGAAAAATTTTATCGGCCAGCAGAAGTAGATTTGCTGATGGGAGACTCAACTCCAGCTAGACAAGAGCTTGGATGGTCGCCAAAGGTTGATTTCAAGAGCTTGGTGCAGAAAATGGTGGCCCACGACATCTCTTTGCTTGACAAATCCTCGTAACCACGCATAGTTGGAGCGATGACTGCGAAAACGAAGAAACCGAGAAAGCTAAGTCAGCAGCAGCAGATTATTATTTTATTTCTTTCAGATACTAAATCTTGCAATTGGCCGAATGAAATGCGGATTGCAACAAAGTTGATAAAAGAATATAGCTTTGATTGGTTGATGAGCCTCAATGGAAGGACGAAAGTTTCTTCTCTGACTTGGTTTCTGGGAGACAACGGAAAAAAATTCTTAAACGATATCAAAAAGTATCAATCTCTTTCTTTTGAAAAGCAGGAGATAGTTTTAGAAGATAATCCTGTCGCGCCTCCAACTGAGGTCGTTTTAAAACCCACATCTTTCAAGCAGTTTCTAAATATTTTCAACAATAAATAATATGGCAAGACCAAAAAAAGAAGTCCAAGAAGAAGCCGAGGTTTCAAATTCTTCAGGCAAGCTTAAGGTGCTGGATAGCATTCTTAATAGAAACAAAGACCACCACTACGCTTTTGACAATAATATTGATTATGTTGTAAGCAGCGGAAGCCTTACTTTAGATATCGAAATGGGTGGCGGAATCCACCCCGGTATCATCAGGTCTTCAGGAATCACTGAAGGCGGAAAAACCAGCAACGCTTTATCTTTTGCTCGTAATTTTCAGCTCTTGCATCCGGAAAAGGGTTGCATCATTTATATTAAATCTGAAGGGCGCTTGAGCGAAAATATGGTTGCGAGATCTGGCGTCAATACAGATCCAAGCAAGTGGCGAGTGATCCCAACGAACGACTACGAATTCGTTACCGACACTATGCGCGAACTCATCAAAGATAACGATGATGGGAATATTTATTTCTTTATTATCGACAGTCTAGACGCATTGGTTCCTAGAAACGATTTGGCGAAGTCCGCCACCGAAGCGAATAAAACCGCTGGAGCGGCATTGCTCACCTCTGATCTTTTGAGGAAGATGGCTGCGGCTTTCTCTTCTCGCGGACATGTTTGTTTTATTATTTCTCAGGTTAGATCTTCTATTAAGATCAATCCGTATGAGAAGGGCGATCCAAAGGTCACTAATGCCAGCGGCGGAAATGCTGCTCTCCACTATTCAGACTGGATTCTAGAATTCCAGCAGAGATGGAATAAGGATTTTATTTATGCCAATGCAAAGGGAGAAGGCAATCCAGTCGGACATTGGTGCAAGATTGTCTTTAAGAAGACTCCTAACGAGAAGTCTGGCAGAGAAGTTCGCTATCCAATTAAGTATGGCCGCTCTAACGGATCAAGCGTTTGGGTCGAGTACGAGATTGTAGACCAGCTTTTGGCTTGGGAGTTCGCTCATGCCAAGGGAGCTTGGATCACTATCACTGATGAACTTATCAAAGAGCTTGCCGACAACAGCCTTGAAATGCCAAAGCAGCATCAAGGAGAGGCTAATCTAAAGAACTTCCTAGAAGAGCATCAAGATATTACTAAGTATCTATTCAATAAGTTTATTAGCGCTCTTAAGAAATGAAGCTTTTTAATGTATATGGAAAGGTTGTAAGCAAAAACGTCTCTCAATATTTGATAGATTGGGAGGCTGCTTCTCGATCCAAAGTACAATTTAATACCAAGCAATTTCTTAAACAGTACTGGAAAAATCATATTGTCTACGAAGAGTTTCCTGTTTTCGGATCTCGACTCAAAGTCGATATCGTTAACGCTACTCTAAGAATAGCTGTAGAGGTCCATGGAAAGCAGCACTCTGCTTATAATAAATTCTTTCATGGAGATTCGCGTCTAAACTATTTGAAGTCTATTAAGAGAGACGTTGCTAAAGAAAAGTGGCTTTCTTTAAATAAGTTTCAATTGGTGGAGATTTATGAAGATGAAGTAAAAAACCTAACAGAGCAGTTTTTCGTAGATAAATTTAACATCAAACTTTAATGGCGATATATTCACTACAGGTAGAAAAATACGTATTATCTGGACTAATCAGATTCCCAACTTCATTTGCTGACATTGAAGCTTTTATTAGCGACAGCGATTTCATCAATGAGGTTCATTATACTATTTTTTGCGTCTTTAAAGAGACCTTTAATAAGGGAGAGCAGATAGACAAAGTTCTAATATCCCAGAAGTGCCAGAATCTTGGCATAACATTTAAAGATCAGTCTATTGATATTTTCAATTATGTCAATAGTATTTGCCTCATTCCAACGTCTCAAGCTGGCTTGATCGAAGGCGCGAAGGAGCTTCTTAAACTCAGAATCCGCCGCGAGATAGAACAAACCGGAGACGAGATCAAAAAATTTGCTAATTCATGCGCCGAAAAGCCAATCGAAGAAATCATCAACGAATCAGATAAGATTTATAATAGCAAGATTTGTGTTTATGCTGCTGAAAATAATAAGCCTGAAGACATAACTGCTAATGTTATAGAAATTATCGAAGAACGCGGGAATAATCCGATCCAAGATACTGGCTTAATTAGCCCATATCAAAACTTTAATCGTCTTTATGGTGGTATTCGCCCCGGTAATATCTATGCTTGGGTAAGCCGCCCAAAGCACGGAAAATCAACGATCTTGAACGATCTAGCCATCAAGATCACCACGATAAACAAAGGCTGTCGAGCTTTGGTTCTAGACACTGAAATGTCTACTATAGACATGAAGTTCAGAATAGCATCTTCTTTGACTGGCATTCCAGTTTGGCATCTTGAGACTGGCAATTGGAAAAAGAATGCGAGCCTATTCCAGAAATTCGAAGAAAGCAAAAGCAAGATTAAGTCATTAAGCAACCAAGTAGATCACCTTCAGGTAGCTGGTAAACCTATTGAAGAAGTTGTATCTATCGTGAAGCGCTGGTATTTCTCTAAGGTAGGCAGAGGAAATCAATGTGTTATTGTATACGATTATATTAAGCTTACCGGCGAGTCTGATAAGAATAAACAAGAACATCAGTTGATTGGCGAAAAAGTCAACGCTTTGAAAGAGCTATGCTCAGAATTGAATGTTCCCATTTTGACCGCCTGCCAGCTTAACCGAAGCGCTGAAAACGGCGTTGATGATAGCAGCGCGATTTCTCAATCTGATCGGCTCCAATGGTTCGCGTCATTCGTTGCCATTTTTCGGCGCAAGAGCGTCGAAGAGATTGCTGATGATGGACCAGAGTTTGGGTCTCATAAGCTCATTCCTCTGGCCACGCGTTTCCAAGGCAAGGATTCCGCCGGTCATCATGATTTAGTTAGGATCAAAGAGGGCAAGAAGATAAAATACGCTCCTAATTATATAAGCTTCAATATTAATAACTTTAATGTTGAGGAGACTGGAACTTTAGAGGATGTTTTGTCTGCTAAAGCTTTGAGGCCCGAACTTGATGACTCTGGTGATGGCGAAGTTCTATGAACGATTGCGAATCAGTAAGACAGATACTAACAGATATCGGTTACACTCTGACAGATCATGGCAGAGAATTCAGAACCAGACCTCTTTATAGAGATTCTGGTAACGATAACGTACTCAGGATTTGGAAGAATTCTGGGCAATGGGTTGACTTCAAAGAAAATATTAGTGGGTCTATAGAAGATTTAGTTAGGCTGACTCTTAAATTAAAGTCTATAGACGAAGCCAAAAAATGGATTTCTGAAAAAGGAATCAATACTTCTAATGAAGAAGAGCATCAGCAAAGAGTAACTACAACTCAAACCACTGTATTTGATAAATCTTTATTGATCAAGCTTCTTAGAGACGATTCTTATTGGTGCAATAGAGGAATATCGAGCCAAACTCTTGCTCCTTTTCAGGGCGGCGTTGCAACCACTGGCAAGATGTTCAATCGATATGTATTCCCAATATTCAACTGCAAGGATGAAATAGTTGGCTTTGCTGGCAGAGATGTTTCTAAAATCAGTCTAGAAGGTCGCCCAAAATGGAAACTTATTGGTGATAAGAAAGAGTGGGCGTTCCCTCTTAAAGTTAACGCTAAAGACATTAAATCTTCCAAAGAAATAATTCTTGTCGAAAGCATAGGCGATATGCTTGCTCTAAGAGAAAATGGGATAAATAATTGTATAGTATCTTTTGGATTGAACCTTTCCCCGAAGATCGTTTATTCTCTCATTGGATACAATCCTAAGAAAATTGTAATTGCCTTTAATGACGATAGCTTCAACAATGCTGCTGGAAACATGGCTGCGGAATCTGCCAAGCAAAGACTTTTGAACTACTTTGATCCCAGTCAAGTAGAAATAAAACTGCCATTTGGAGCAAAAGATTTCGGTGAAATGCATTTAAAAGATAGATCTCTGATCAGTAACTGGTATAATTCAATACAATGAGCGCCGTAGAAAAAGTAAAGCTAAGTGCTAGTAAAATCAAAACTGCCGAAGGATGCAGTTGGCTTTACTATACTAAATATATTTTTAAGATGCCTGATATCTCCAACTCTGGGGCATCTAGAGGCACAATTTGCCACTTAATTTTTGAGCTTCTATTAACTGATAGGCATAAGAAGTATTTTGAAGATTTGTGCTCCGGTAAAGCTGGCGTAATTAAAAACCCAGCTATACATAAACTTATCTTAAAAAACGCCAAAAAGCTCAAGGTTGATGACGAGGAAAATCTGGAGATGATATACTCTATGATCCAGACTGGTCTTCAAAGTGATTTTTTCTGTTCTGGCGCTATACTTGTCGAGGCGGAGTCCGAGTTTAAACTAGAAGAAGAAGATTATATTATCAATGGTTTTATCGACAAGCTCGCTAAATTTAGTGATAACGAATACAAAATTTACGATTATAAGTCAAGCAAAGGAAAGTTCTCTAAAGAAGAGATTGATTTCAATTTGCAAAATTTAATGTACTCTTTGGCAGTTTTTAAGACCAAAGGTCATATTCCAGATGTTTCTTTTATTTTTCTTAAGTTTAAGAAGCAGCCAATCCAAGAAGCCCCTAAGCCAACTGCTGAACAATTGGAAGGTTTCAAAGCTTATTTAAGTTATGTAGCTGGATATATTTCTTCTTTTGATGAAAAGAAAGCTGTAGAAAATCTCGCAGCTAAATCTCCTAAAAAGAAATGGATGTGCGGCAGCGATGTCCCCGGTAAGTGGATATGCCCATCTAGGCTTCCAAATACTTTTTATGTTGGCGTAGACGAGAATGATAAATACGTTAAATCTTCTTTTGATAAGAACTCTTTGGTTAATGATCCCAAGGTAAAACTTATAAATAAAAAAGAATACAAAGGTTGCCCATTCTGGCGCAAAGATGAGTTGACTTTTTGATTGACTTCCAAACTTTCAGAGCCATACTAAGGCATGGAGTATTCAGCGATCCCGCTTTTTAAGTCCCATTATAGTCTTGGGAAGTCTGTTTTAACGCTTGCCAAGGCTGGATCTAGCGATGCAGATGAACCAAGTTCAATAATAGATATCTCTAAAAAGCTTGGTTTAGATAAAGTTTATCTTGTCGATGACTCTATCTCTGGATTTCTTGAGGCTTACAAGTCTTGCGAAGATGCCAAATTAGATTTAAGATTTGGTTTGCGATTGACTGTATGTGATGATATAGACAACAAGACTGCTGAATCCAAAGATAAGGAGCATAAAGTTATAGTTTTCATCAGGAATTCTGAAGGCTATCAAAATCTAATTAAAATTTCAACTAGTGCAAGCACCAGAGGATTTTATTATTATCCAAGAATAGACTGCAAGACTCTTAAAGAGTTATGGGATGAAAATAATCTTTGCTTGGGCATTCCATTTTATGACTCTTATGTCTTCAAGAATAATTTGACTTACAGCATTTGTATTCCTGATTTCAGCTTTTGCAAGCCTGTCTATTTTATAGAAGATAATAATTTGCCATTCGATGGTATTCTAAAGTCTAAAGTAGAAGAAATTACAACAGATAAGCTTCTAGCGGTTAAAGCTCAATCTGTTTATTATGAGAACAAAGAGGACTTTTTGGCTTATCTAACTTTCAGATGCATTTCTGAGCGAACCACTCTGAACAAGCCTAATCTGGAACACTGCTCTTCAAACGAATTCTGCGCCGAATCATTCAAGGAAAAATATGGAAAATGAACTACTGAGATTTGACAAGTCTAAACGCCTTGTTTTCATCGACTGCGAAACGCTAAATCTTTGTCTCAATTTTTGCCAAAATCTTCCTTGGCAGGTTGCAATGCTTGATACTGTAGGCGGCAAGAAGATTGACGAGCGAGATTTCTTGATTAAGTGGGATACTAATCTTAAAATATCTGAAGATGCAAAACGAATCACAAGATACCCAGAACAACTCGTCGAAACAACTGGCAAGAAATTTGACGATGTGTTTAGCACTATTAGGGATTGGCTTGACTCTTCTGACTATATTGTTGGTCATAATATTCTTGGCTTCGACCTCTATCTTATAAAAGAAATGTATTTGCTCAAAGGGTTGCGAGCGAATCATTTAGTTAATAAAATCTTGGACACCAATTGCTTAGCCAAAGGAATCAAATATGGCATTCCTAAGATGCCAAAAGAGTCTTTGATTGAATATCAGTATAAGCTGTTGCATACTTATAAAAAAGGCATCAAGACAAATCTTACCGCTCTCGGCAAAGACTACAACATAGATCACGACTACGACAATCTCCATAACGCCATCATCGACCTAGAACTAAACCTCAAAGTTTGGAATAAAATCAAATTCCAAGTTGAAATATGAACGACTTTAATTCTTTATTTTCTAATATTAAACTGCCACTTTATGGCGTAAGACTTCCCGAGTTTAACATCGAAAGCCGCCTTAAGAAACAGTATGGCCTAAAAGAGGATTCTTCCAACTATGATTTCTTGATGCAGGTGTGCAGAGCGAATTTCAAGAAGCTCAATATTGCTAAAGATGACTTTCCTAAATATGCTGAAAGAGTAAAGTATGAATTGGAAACCATTAAAGAGCTTGGATTTCTTGACTATATCTTATTGGTGTGGACTGTTATTAATTACTGCAACGAGAACTCCATCCCTGTGGGTCTTGGGCGCGGTTCTGCTGCTGGTAGCCTTATTCTTTATTTGCTGGGGGTCACCAAGGTAGATCCAATCAAATATGAACTATTCTTTGAGCGTTTCATTTCTAAGATTCGTGCGAAGAAGCAAGTCGTTGACGGCATCACATACCTTGATGGTTCATTGATGTGCGATGTCGATATCGATATCTGCTACTATAATCGGCATAAGGTAATTAAATATCTTGATCAACTATTCACTGGAAGAACCTCTAAGATTCTTACTCTGACCACTCTTAGCGGAAAACTGCTGATCAAAGAATGCGGCAAGATCATTGACGAGAAGCCAGAGTCAGAAATGAATGAAGTTAGCTCTTTGATACCAAAGACTTTCGGTCAAGTCATGGACCTAAAGGAGGCTAACGCAGAGGTTGAGCTGCTTAGGAAATGGTGCGAACAGAATCCTAGATCTTACAAGACCGCTCTAAAGCTAAGAAACCTAATCAAGAATAAGAGCGTCCACGCATCTGGAATGATGCTTTCGTACTACCCGATAGATCAAAGCTGCCCTGTCGAACTTACCAGCGATAAAGAACAGGTCTCCAGTTATGACATGAATTGGATTTCTGTATTTAATGTTAAGCTTGATCTTCTTGGTCTTAGAAGCGTTTCAATCGTTGACCGTGTTTGCAAGCTAGTTGGAATCAAAGTTTCTGACGTTGATTTTAATGATCCTATTGTTTATCAACAACTTCAAGACCTAAAGACTCCTCACGGATGTTTTCAAATCGAAGCTGACACTAACTTTAAGGTTTGCAGGAAAGTCAAACCCAAGAATCTTGAAGAGTTGAGCGGCGTCCTAGCGCTTGCTCGCCCGGGCGCGCTAGAGTTCGTAGAGCAATACGCCAATTTCACTAACAACAACGTCTACGAGCCAATCCATCCATTCTTCGACTCTGTTCTAAGCACAAGCGGAGGCGTTGCTCTATATCAAGAGCAGCTTATGAAAATGTCTAATAAAATAGGCTTTACATTAGATGAAGCAGAAGTTCTTCGCCGTATCGTAGGCAAAAAGAAGGTTGAAGAGGTCAAGAAATGGAAAGAGAAAATCTCTGATAAAATTAAAGAAAATAATATCGCTCCAGAGGTTGGCGATATTTTGTGGCGAATTCTTGAAAATTCAGCTAACTATTCATTCAATAAGTCTCACTCGATGAGCTATGCTGCGCTTGCGGCTTGCACTGTATATCTTAAATTCAAGCATCCTAAAGAGTTCTTCTTGGCTTTGCTTGAGATGACTAAGCATGAGCCAGCGCCACTAGAAGAAATATCCAAGATCCAAAAAGAGTTGCGTCATTTTGGGATATCTCTGCTTGGCCCTCATATTCTGAAATCTGAAACTGAATTTGCAATTCAGGGCAATGATATCCGCTTCGGCCTTTCTTCAATCAAAGGAATTTCAGAAAAGACTATGGATAAGCTCAAACTATTTAAGAGCGAGCAATCTAGTAAATTTGAAGTATTCCAAGCTGCCAAGGAAGTTGGTCTATCTATTGGCGTTTTGTCAGCTTTGATTCAGGCTGGCGCTTTGGATGGTTTCTCCGCCTCAAGAAGCCGCGTTGTATTAGAGGCTCAGTTATGGAATGTATTGACTGAGAAGGAGAAATTTCTTGCCATGCAATATGGGCCAGAGTGCGAGAACGACTTGCTCAAGACTGTTAAGAAGCTTTCCGAGACCAAAAATGAAAACGGCAAGCTCTTAATAAAAGAAACAAGACTAGCAACCATTAAAAAGAAGTATGATCCATACTTGAAGATCTATCAGCAAAATAATAAATCTGAAAGCTTTGCCAACTGGTTCTATGAGAACAAGCTTCTTGGATATAGCTATGATAAGTCTCTTAATGCGATCTTCTCTCAAAAGATGCCAAATCTAATCACTACTTCACAAGCTCTTGAATGCTCTGACAATCAAGTCGTGTATGTAGTCGGTAAAGTCGATGACGCATCCGAATGGATCTCTAAAAATGAAAAGAAAACAAGAACATTTAAGATGATTGTGTCTGATGAATTTGGATCTATCCCGATCCTTACTTTTAACGATAAAATTGACTTTAATAAGTCTTGTAATAACGAAAAAATGCCAGAAAAGGATGACATCGTTATCGTTAAAGGCTCGAAAAAGAAAGACTGTTTATTTGGAGACACTATTGGAATTCAGACACTGAAAATATACACCAAATTGTCTGAATTAAAGGAAAAAAATCTTGACAATCCGGAGTAAAAATACCATTATAAATTGTATGCTTCAATTTTACAAACCGAATCCTAAGAACACCGGCTGTGGCTGCTCCTTTAAATATTCTGCTAAGGACGACTGCATCTTCGTAAACATGATCAAGCAAGCTAGTTGGGATGACCAAACTAAGCGTGGTTCATTCGCTGGCAATGCCCAGAATCCAAAAATGTCATGCTCCGTCAAGCTAAGCCTCACTGAGGCTTCTGATATCATTTCCGCTATTAGGCGCAATGGCGAAATTTCTGCGTTCCATGATTCGGCTAAGCAGGTTACTAGGATTAAGTTCTCTCCTTACATGCGCGGCACTAAGGAAGATCCATCAAAGATGGCCCAAGTTGGTTACTCTTTTTCAGTCTCAAAGGAGAGCAAGGAGAACTCTCAGGACAAGACCTCATTTTTAATTGGCTTTACATTCGGTGAGGGCGTCCGCCTTGAGTCCTTCTTCTGCTTTGCTCTAGCGAAAAGTTTTGAAAAGGCTTCGCTAGAACAAGATAATAGATCAGCCGCTACTCCTCAAGCAGCCCCTCCTAAAAAGGAAGAGGCTCCTAAGCAGGAGTCGTCGGATGACGATCTATGGTAAAAAAGAAAAAGATTCTTTATCACAGCGATTTTGCTCTGTCTAAGACTGGCTTTGGTAGAAATACCAAGGCCATTCTTTCTTATTTATATAAGACTGGTAAGTACGAGATTATCTCTCTTGGCGGCGGATTAACAAAAAATAACACAGAACTTGAAAGAACTCCTTGGAAAAGCTATGGATGTTATCCAACTTCCGGTCCAGAACTAGAAGAAGCTAATTCTCACCCAGATAAAGGAAGACTTTATTCTTACGGCGCTTTAGAGCTAGATAAAATTATCGAGAAAGAAAAACCAGATATCTATATTGGAGTTCAAGATTTTTGGGGAGTAGATTATGCGATAAATAAAACTTGGTTCAATAGACTAAATCATGTTTTGTGGGTTACTTTAGATTCTCTGCCTCTTTTGCCTTCCGCTGTTGCCGCTGCTCCTAAGATCAAGAATTATTGGGTTTGGTCTAATTTTGCTGAAAAAGAAATGCACAAGCTTGGACACACTCATGTCCAAACTGTCCATGGAGCTATTGATGTTTCAGAGTTCAAACCATTTTCAAAAGAAGAAAAAGCTGCTCTAAGAAAAAATAATGGCATAGACCAAGATAATTTTATTATAGGATTTGTTTTTAGAAATCAGTTGAGGAAGTCTGTTCCGAATCTTCTGCAAGGATTTAAGTCTTTCAAAAGTCAAAATCCAAATAGTAAACCTAAGCTTTTATTGCACACTCACTGGAAAGAAGGTTGGGGCATAGAAAAACTTTGCAAAGAAGTCGGAGTAGATATGCGCGACATCTTAACGACTTATATTTGTAAAAAGTGCAGATCTTATCATGTTCGTAATTTCGAAGGGCATGATGCAGATTGCCATAGATGCAAAACTAAAGACTCTTGCGTAACTACCTCTACATCTCTTGGGACTACTGAAAAGCAGTTGAATGAGATTTATAACTTAATGGATGTTTATTGTCATCCATTTACAAGTGGTGGCCAAGAGATTCCCATTCAAGAAGCAAAGTTAACTGGATTAATTACTCTTGTTACTAATTATAGTTGTGGAGAGGAAATGTGCGAGCCTGAAGCTGCTTCTATTCCATTAGCTTGGAGCGAGTATAGAGAGTTCGGCACAGAATTCATTAAAGCTTCTACTTGTCCAGTTTCTATAGCTAATAACCTTAAACTTGCCTATGAAATGCCAGATGATCGAAAAGCTAAGATGGGCAAGCAAGCTAGAAAATGGGTTATTGATAATTTTTCTGTTACTAGTGTTGGTGAAAAAATAGAAAAGTTTTTAGACTCTTGCGACTTTAAGGAGTATTCTTTGGAAAAAGATCCAGTAAAATCATGCAATCCAAACGCTGATATTCCAGAAGCAGAAGATAATATTCTTTGGTTAAAATCTCTATACTCTTTGATTTTATCTAAAGAAGTGCTTGACGACGATGAAGGATTGCTGCATTGGATAGAAAAGATCAAAGCTGGGACTTCAAGACAAACTATCGATCAATATTTCAGAGAAGTAGCATACAAAGAAAACGATAAAAATAAAAGTTTTAAACTAGAAGATCTCTTTGGAGACACTAAGTCAGAGGATAGAATATTTGTTTCAATTAATTCTACCATAGAGAATATATTTCTATCTACTAAGATCATATCAGCTATAAAAGAAAAGTATCCAGATAAGCATATCTTTGTTTCCTCTAATGAGAACAGCCAGCCAATTTTTTCTGGCAACACATTAATAAAGGAAGCCTTCGTGCAGACTAAGCAATTTTCAGATCCAGAGTTTTTGAAAAATAACTTTTACGAATCATATTGCTTAGATAATTTTTCTATTAATAATCATCATTCTGTTTTAATCAAATGAACTTGCTAAAATCTTTCAAAGCTACAACCGGCCTAGAGCCGGGCAAAGCGCATATTTACGAGAAAATTTTTCCACTTCCATTTGATGATTATATAGTTTTAGATACCCAATCATCAGACCCAAATAAAAATTACAATTTTTGGTTTAGAGTAATTGAGTTAATTGAGCCGCTCCTAAAGCAAGCAAATATAAATATTATTCATTTCATAGACGATAAAAAATATCACTTTAAGCATGTCTATATCGATAATTCTGTTCACTTAGCCCAGAAAACTTATCTATTAAAAAGGGCGAAGCTTTTCTGTGGAGCTTCTAAAATTTATTCTTTGATATGCTCTGAGTATGGTGTTAAACAGTGTTATTTAAAATACGACTACTATTTAGAGAACACTCTAGAACAAGAGAACGTTATCGATTCAGATTGGAAGCGCAAAAACTTCGTAAATCCAACTGCTGCGCCCATAAATAATATTAGACCAGAAGAAATAGCTAAAAAAATAATCGAAATGCTATTCAATTATACTCCAGAATTCGATAATACAATCTCTGTCGGAAGAGTTTATGCTACGCAAAGCATAGAGATAATGCCAGATAATGTCTTTGATATCAAAGCCGATGGGAAGAATGAACTAGTTATTAGAATGGATTACTTTTTCTCAGAAGATAATCTAGATAAACAATTGCAGCTTCTATCAGCTTCTGTAGTTACAAATAAACCAATAAACAAGAATTTACTGATTCGCCGTAAGAACAATATTAAAAAGCTATACTATAGAATAGAAAAAGATTCTGACGATGATTTCGTATCTTTGCTTCATTCTTTAGAGATAGAATTTGATCTTATTACATCTTTGACTGGAGAAGATCTGGACAAAGAAAAAATGAAATACATGGATTTCAAAAAAATAAATCGTCTGAATGTATTAGATCTCAAGTTCTTAGATGGATTAGATAAATCTAAGGTATATTTTAAAGGCAATAAAATAGTAGTTAAATCTGGAAAAACATTCTGTAGTAGATGGCATGCTAAATCTATGATTAGCAGCGATAATGTAAGAGAAGCGAAATCCGCGCTTCCGACTTCTATAGATGAGTCCTTCAAAGAAGAGGCTGATTACTTTTACTTCTTGACGAAAGAGAAAATCTAATCCACATTAGACACGATGAGTACTCCTCCGAAAACCCTTAAAAGGAACCAATTTGGTCTTCTAGAAGAGCCGCCGATTCCGTACATCTTCAATGAAGATGGTTATGTTAACTGGCGCAAGATGATCCGCCCAGAGTTTCTTGTGCCTAACAAGCAGCGCACTCAAGAAACAGATATCACAAAACTAGAAGACAAGGATCTCCTTATTCTTCTTGGCGGCATCAAAGAGCTTGCCCAAATCAGAGGTTTCACCTGCGTTTCTTACGACGTTCCAGAAGCTAGTCCAAATTATGTAATCGCTAGTTGTTACATTAATTGGATTGGTAATTACGAGACTTCAAATGTAGATGTGTCTTTTCAGGCTCTAGCTGACGCTTCTCCAGATAATACGCAAAGCTTTGCTCGCAATTATCTAGCTGCAATAGCTGAAAATAGAGCCTTCGTAAGATGCGTCCGCAACTTCTTGAAGATTAATATCGTTGGTCAAGAAGAAATCGGCGTCAAGGTTATCGAGGAGCCAATGTCAGATAATCCAATGTCTCCAGCTACAGTGCTTTATAATCTTATGAAAGAAAAGAATATTTCTTTCGAGCAGATTCAAAAGCGCCTTATCAAGGACAAGTACGAGAAGGCTGAAGAAGTTACTTCTATTAATGATCTTTCTAAGCCAAAGATTTTTGAGCTTATTGAGAGAATCAAGAAGGCTTAATTACCATTTGCCCGATGGGCAGCTTTCGTAATCTGCTTTAACCTTAGCAGACACAAAGCATCCACACACAGTGCATCGACCTAGGCTTTTGTCTAGGTCTTTGCATTTATTGCACACATCTAATCTTTCTTGAGATTTGTTTTTTTGGGCTATAATTGGTTTGCCATCTGCAATTGCTACTCCTGCTTTAGCCGCTGATGACGCTAGATTTCTAGAAACTTTTGCAGCTTCTTTAAATAAATTGCTAAAATTATCTAAGCTCATATCTTTATAGTTCCTGGGAACATATTCGCGTATCTAAAATCTATAGATTTAGAATATGAATCTCCACAATTATAAGTGCAGAAGACTTTTCTTCCATTATTTGTTCCATTTGAAACCGATAGAGCTTGAGCAGTACCGCGAGCAGATGCCTCTATTGTTCCTCCTGCGTTAAAAAATGCAAAGTAAGTATTATAACTTTCATTGGCAGTTGGCAATAGAGTTCCATCTGGAACATGCTTCTCATATGCGTCTCCAAATATTCCATTGCAACCAATTGCTGTATATCCTCCTATTCCTATGGGAGCGTTATTATTTACGCAAGCTGTTGTTTGTTCTGTAACTATTCCTAATATTTTTCTCTTGAATGTTCTTAGATAACTTTCTTTGAAAGATTTAGCCATCAAAGGATGCACAAATGGCTTGAATGATACAGCCGAAGAGTCTTCCGAAGAAACCTTATAAACATTTGCTGATAAGCCTATAAATTCTGCCTCATCCCTTTTAAGCTCACTTCTAGTTATGCTTCTAGAAGCAGACACTCCTAACTGAGAGTTTATTGGCAGATAAGCGCTTGATTCGCTACTTGATCCAATTTTTGTACCATTAGTATTGAAAGATATTAATTCATATTCATTTTCTCCACTAGAAACATCATACCAAGCATTATTAGAATTTTTTTGATCTATGGCCCAAATCATTGGTAGAATAACTCTTACCTCATTAAGATTATTTATTCCCATGACTAACCTATTGAACATTTCCGCTCTAGGAAGCATATTCGCCAAAGGACCAAAGCCGTATTGACCATCCGCTCTCACAGAAAGCGGCAATAGAGTTAACCAAGGAGGAGCATTGAATTTGCTTGACACAAATACAGCGGCACTTGCATCTGGTACTATAGTTAAGCCATTTAGAGAGAATAACTCTGGAGAGCCACCACTAGCACTCTTTTGCTGGACATTTGGATTGAGAGATATCGGTGTTATTGCCGTAGAGTCTTTTGTAGTATTTATTGTACTAGGTATACTGGACTCTTCGATTTCGCTTACGCTGGCGTCTGTGTCTTCTGTGTAAACTTGAGACTGCTCTATTGGATTTATGTACTTATCAGTATATAGTTTTGAAATTATATTCCAAGTCTCATTTAAAATGCCTATAGAAGAGACATCTTTTTCCTCTTCTGTCATTTCTAGATTATATAACTCTACTGAATTTTCTGTATTACTTGACTCTTCTGGCAAGTTATAATTTAAATAATCATCAAGCTTAGCTTTTTGCTCAGCCGAGAACGAGTTGCCGCCGTTCTGCTCTAGCCTTTGTTTGTCTGCGTATGCACTCGCTAATCTAACTCCACCCTCCAAAGAAGCTACAAGGTTTTCTTTATCAAAAGAATTATTTTGCAAAGTTAATACGCTTCTAGAGATATTTAAATCATTGGCTACTATTTGAAAAGATTTTTTAACAAAAGGCACTAAATCTGTAAAAGTTTGCTCTCTCTTGCTTTGGAGAGTTTTGAATAACGAATAACCATGCCCGGGATCAGTTATTTGCAGACCTACTATTTTGCCATATTCATTTAATTTTACTATTCCTTCAGCCTGCTTTCCGCCTTGTGACTCTGGGACTAAATTTGGAGGAGAAACTTTTAAAGTCGGCGGTATTAAGAAAACATCATTCGGTATAGATGGCAATAAAATTGAATTAACTGTTCCCTCTAAAACTGGGTCTCTATAAAATACATCATACTCGCAAGATAACTTATACAAAATCTTAAAATCAAAGGTAGTTACTGCACTATTTCCATAAGAATCCGAGAATTTTACTTTCAATCCATTTAACTGGTCATACTTATAGAATCCAGCGTCTGGCAGCCTTATGCCTCTTAAAATTGGGCTCGCTAAATCAAGATTGATTTTTTTATCAGAAGCGGTCCTTATTTCTAGATCAGTATTTGTGATGTATTTGTTTGTAATATATTTGTCATAAGCTATATACTTCCAATTAGGAGGCATCAGCATTTTATCAAAAAAATAGCTTCTTGTAACTCCACCGGAATAGCAATCTACATCATGCTTTAAAACTACAAGCCTTAAATTATCGCTTGAATTATCAGATTCGCTTATCCTATCGAATAAAGATTTAGCAGTATTATTTTTAACATCTTCGTCTCTCTCTATTGATAAAACAAACTTTTGATATTTAGAAAAAAAGCCAAATTTAGTATTCTCATTGGCCGACATTTGTACTGGATCTTTAGTTATCTTTATTGCATTAGTTAGATCCACATAAGAACTAGAGTCTTTATATTGTAGTTTTACTTGAAAATTTGTTGTAGTTATTGATATATTATTCTCAAAAAAACTGTAATCAAAAAAATCATCATTTACTTTCCAATACAGAACGATGGATTTATTAGATCCACCCTCTTTATTAGTCACTATGCATGGATATATCTCTGAAACTGATGCTGGATAAAAATACCCCTTTGTTCCAGCGTTATCATATTCATAATAGAATAAATTTTTTCCATTCTCATTTATGAAAGTATAAGATCCTATAGATAAGCCTTTAAATTTATTAGTATCTAAAAACCCATGAGAATAAGAATCCGATGGAGATGATTGGATATCATTTTGGTCTATAGAACTAGAATTGTTAGTAATTGTATATACTTCAGAAAATTTAGTAGATATTTCGTATCTTAATGTAGCGGGATTTTCTATGTCTACAATATTTGTAGAAATAGAAGAGTCTTTAGGTCTTTGAGGCGCTGTATCATCTAGATTATCGAAGAATAGAGTCTTTGTGCTTGTGTATACAGGCTCTATATTCGAAAGATTTATTTTTATATAAAAATCAAAATATCCTCCTGAATTTGGCCTTGAAATAGGCTGTTTCTTGAAGTCAAAAACATATCCAGATTCTGAACCGTTGTTACTTTTTAATACAATAGGATTATCTTTACTTAAAATTAAAGACTTCCACTGTTCAAAATCTTTTCTTTTATAAAACAGCTCTAAAGAAGAAAGCTTTGATATATCAAAAACATCAGTAATTGACAGTGTAAGCTGAGAGTTTATTAAATCGTAAGAATTCGCCTCTCTTGATATTTCAAAATTAGAAACGATCTCATCTGGTAAATCTATAATATTTGGAACTGCTGGATCAATATCTAAAGAAGTCGATGCAGACCCAATAGAATTTGTCGCAGTTAAAATAAATACAGTAGTATAAGATCTATTTTTAGTAAAAGTTTGGAATTCAAAATCTTTAACATCACTAATTTCTGGCTTTCCAATCAAAGCTCCCGAAGATGCATCTCTAAATTGCTTAGACAATGAAACTGTTAAAGCATTAGACACCACAAAGATAAGATCAAATTTGTTTAAATCTTCATAAGATCTATATCTGAATTTTACCGTTGGTAAAGAAGACGTTCCCGGAATTTCTCCGCTTCCTGCTATTGGATAGCTTTTCTTTGCTGTTGTTCTTATTCCCATTAGACAATCTCCGGATCAATTACTGGAATGTATTGAGCTTGAAACACTGCCGCAGTGTCATCAAATTTACTTCCATTATTTATTGTAAATTTAAAAGTATAGTTATCCACTCTACTTGAAGTTACACCTTCTAGATCGTTATTAGTGTCTCCCTCTGATTCTAAGATAAAAATTTCTGGCTGATAACCAGCAGCTATATAACTAGGGTAATTGCCTGATGACACTATAGTTCCATTAATATCTTTAATTTGAAGAAAAGCCCGAAATTCTTGTCCCTTAACTATTTCAGTTAATTCATTAGTTAGCCCAGAATCAGAATATAGAACAACCTCTGCCTCGCCTATCTTTAATGGTAAATAGTATGTTGGGCTAGAGATTTCTGTATCTTCTCTTCTTGTAGGATCAGCAGCAGAATATAAATTACTAGCTGTAGCAGAGACTCTCAAAGAAGTGACGCTTTCATTTAGAATGAGATTATTAACTTGTATAGTTCTCTGCCTAGTTGTTCCTAGCAAAAAATAAGACTCTATGTCTCTGAATCTTTCTCTTATTACTATTTGATTTAAAATATTTCCATCCTGATCTATTACTGAGTATTGTATTTCATCTGCATAGGTATAAGATAAAGTAAATCCTATTGAAACTTGTGGATAAGTTAACTGCACTGTAGATAAAGAAAAGGCATTGCAGACTGGAAGATTAGCTTGCGATGTATTCAAAAATGTAAATGGGAAATCAAACGCAACCTTTTTATCAGCTAAGAAAGAAAGAGTAATGCCATTATTCACATCCAAAGACTCAAACAAATCTTTTTTTGATATGACATATTTTGATACACCTCCAGATAAAATCATTGGATGCAAGGTTGGATCATTTCCTAATCTTAAAAACATTGAAGAATATTGAGTATTAGATAAACTATATGCAAGTTGAAAAGTATAATCTCCAGTATCTGTAATATAATCAGAATATACAGTATATGTATACATTGCATCTTGTGCCAGATTAGTAAAAGCTAAAGAAGATTGCGATCCTCCTTGGCTATCGTATATTATTTTTGTAGATGCTCCTATTTTTACTGTTAAAGTAAAAGATGGAATAGTTATTGTTCTTATCAGTTCTAAAGATTTTTCTTCTGAAGAATAAAGCTGTCTAATCAGTCCTTGGAAATCGTAATAATAGTTGAAAGCTTTACAATAAAAAGTTCCAAATTTACCACTAGAGCTTATGACTGTCGTTTGATTAGTACCATCCGCCGTATCCGTTACGCTAACAGAAATGCTTGATTCATCATTGAATTTATAAGTTAGCCTTGTAGCGTAATTTGTTTTTATTGTTATTAGACTTGTTTCCGTGTCTTCTTCTATAGATATAATTTCTGGAGATAATACATTTATGGGTATATCTATGTAATAATCAGTTGCATCAGCATCTGTTGTCGCTATTTTATAGACTTTAAATGCTAAAGTTATTGCCTCTATTTTCCCAGCGTCTGATAATGTTAAACCATCTGAAACTTCTTTTATGCTAAAATATTTAGACAGGTCCAAAGTTTCATCGATGTAATGCACCGTAGCTGAAGCAACGCTACCATTATCTTTAAATGAATAGTAATTTGTTCCGTCGTAGTATTTTATGTATCTAAAATTATAGCCCCAA